ACGCCAGTGTGCTGCGTCTGCTCGATGAGGTACTCGTGGCCCTTCTGGGCGAAGCGCCTACGCTCCTCGGTATCGAGGTAGATGTAGTTCGCCCACACCTTGAAAACGTTCTTGTCCAGATGCGTCTCGAAAGTTCCGTTCAGGTCGAAATCGACGCGGACCTCATGGTACTGAAGGGCAATGAGCGGGAGATAGAGACCGGGGTTGCGGTTGAAGAAGAAGAGGAGGGGAAGGAAGACCTGCTTCCCGACACCCGCGGAGGTCATCTTACCGTACACGGCCTTCTTGCTTTCGTCGAGGTAGAGCTCGGAGTAGAGCCTCCACCACTTCTGGTACTGCTTGTCGACGCGCTGTCCGCCAATCGATAACTCGACGGAGGTAATAGCGCGCTCAGCCGCCCAGAAGGGGGAGCGACCGGCCTGTCCGGACGCGGCGGTCTTGAGTTCGACGTACATGTCGCCGACGAGATCACCGTTACGGGCGATGGTCACGGAAACGCGGCCGGAGTCGGCGGGGTTACCGTTGAGGGTCTGTTCGATGTTCTCCATAGCGAAGTTCGTATGACGCTTGTACTTAGCCTGGTAGAATGTGACCTCAGGGTTACCGGTAAGGTACACGTCCTGGGCGCCGTACGCGACGAGCTGCATGAGTCCGCCAGCCATTTTGAGAGTTGTTGTACTATACACGGAGAAAATAATTTCGACCACCCTGAAACGCGGCATTTTTCGGACCGAAATTTCTCAGCCCATGTAAATGTCTACACCCGCACCGCAGCCTGAGGAAATCAAAGAAGAAGAAATCGAGGAGGGTGAGATCCTGACCGACGAGGACGACGACGAACTCATGATGGACCTCGAGGACGAAATGGACATGGGCGATATGCTGACTTCCCTCCTGGCCACCGAGGACGGCGACACCGTGTGTACCGCCCTGGTCGCGATCGGTCAGCAACTCCAGACCCAAAACAAAATCCTCATAAAGATCTTGAGCGAGCTCAAGGCTTAGAGATATAAATTGTAAATGTAATAACATGGAAGACACCCACTTCATCGATAAGACGCCGGACCGGTATGAAGCCTTACTGGAACTGGAGAAACGGTCGGTCGATTCGATGAATGAGGAAGAGATTTGTAAAGTCGTCGAAATTTTCGAAGATGCCTGGGACCTCAGGCGGTGCGATCATCGGGATGCGCGCGAGCTCGGCTACCGCCAGTTCGTACACCCGGACTTCTGGGACCGAAACGGACCCATCGCCGAACGTATCGACATCAAGGCTATAAAATGTATAAAAGAAAAGCAACGTCGCTACCTCATAAATCTCAGGGGAAGGATGGGTGTCCTGGGGATCAAGTCGAAACCGAACGAAGACGGGTTCACGCTCCTGAAACGGGTGAACAACATCGGCAAGCAGGTCAAAGACGGGTTCGAAAACGTGCGCAGGCACTGGAACGTGTTCGAACGAACGGTGAACCCCACGGCCGAACCCTTGGTGACGAAGTTCTCCGATCCACTCGCGATGGACGACGACGAGATCGAGAAGTGCACGCCCTACCAGAAGTCCATCATCCACAGCCTCGAGGAGGCGCACAGACGCGGGTTCCGACGGTACAGGGACCACTGCTACGAAGAGATCAAATCACCTTTCGGGTACGGCACGCGCGCCTGGCGTCCAAAGTATGAGATCCTCGCCTTCGTGCACTCACTCGCACCGAAAGACGAAGAGTTCGAGAACTGGCGGAACTTCACCAGCAAAGGTGGGTGCTACAGGGACGTTGCGAGTCACATGACCAACTGCGTCGATCCCCAGTTCCCCGCGATCGAAAAGAGGCGACACGCCTGGTCGTTCAAGAACGGTCTTTTCATCGGCAAGGAGGACGGTCCCCAGGTCAAGGGTCACCCGACGTGTAAGTTCTACCCCTACGACAGTCAGGATTTCCGTGCCCTGGACCCGACCATCATCGCGTGCAAGTACTTCGATCAGGAGTTCGTCGACTACTCTCACGTCGAGGACTGGTACGACATTCCCACGCCCAACTTCGACAAGATCCTTCACTACCAGAAGTTCGAGAAGGACGTGTGCAAGTGGGCGTACGTCATGGGTGGTCGTCTGTGTTACGACGTGGGTGAGCTCGACAAGTGGCAGGTGATTCCATTTTTTAAAGGAATCGCTCGGTCCGGTAAGTCTACCCTGATCAACAACGTCTTTCAAAAATTCTACGACACGACCGATGTCCGCACACTCGGTAACAACATCGAACGTAAGTTCGGTCTGTCCGCCATCATGGAGGCGCTCCTCTTCATCGCCCCAGAGGTCAAGGGCGACCTCGCGCTCGAGCAGGCGGAGTTTCAGTCTTTGGTGTCCGGTGAGGGTATCGCCGTCAACGTCAAGAACAAGGTGGCCGTGTCGTTACCGAACTGGAAGGTCCCCGGCGTCCTGGGCGGGAACGAGGTCCCGAACTGGAACGATAAATCAGGATCCGTCCTTCGGCGTATCCTCCCGTGGAACTTCACCAAGCAGGTCCAGGAGGCGGATCCTCACCTGGACAAGAAGCTGGAGAACGAGTTACCGGCGATCCTTCTCAAGTGCGTCCGCGCGTACCTCGACTACAGCGAGCGATACAACGGCAGAGATATATGGAACGTCGTCCCGAAATATTTCAAGAAGATCCAGGACCAGGTGGCCATGGTTGCGAACACGCTCCATCACTTCATGAACTCCGTCAGGGTGATCAGGGGCGACGACAAGTTCGTCCCCGAGGAGGTCTTCGTGCAGGCGTACAACTCGCACTGCGCGAGGTCGATCAAGGGGAAAAGGCCCGATCAATGGTCGCCCGATTTCTACGTTGGTCCATTCAGCACGTACGGCATCGACGTCAAGAACGAATCCGTCACGTACAACGGTAAGACCTACGCGGCCCAGTCGGTGTTCTACGGCGTGGACGTCGTCGAGGAGGAACTCTCGATCGGTAACAACCATTAACCAAAAAAATCTGTGCTAATAGTAAGATGAACCAGGAGGTTCGCGAATTCGTGAAACAGTCCGGTGTCAACGTGCACAGCGCCGCGGAAGAAGCCGCGCGACGCGAACGGATGCGTCGAAGGGAGGAGATCGTTCGGAGTCGCATGCTGAGTGAACCGACGAGGCCTCCTCGTCCAGTCATCAACGAGTTCCGCGCGCCGGTGCCTAGACCCACCCCCGCTCCGGTACCCAGGTGCGTTCCCGCTCCGGTCCCACGAGTGGTGACAGAGAGCTGCTACCGACCTAGATATAGGAGAAAACATGTAATCGTGAAGTGTACTCCTAACCAGCTCCTGAACGCCTCGCGTCTGACTCGTGGTAAGTGCGCGTGCATCAGGAGGGCCAGCATGATGTACGTCGCGAAAAACCTGGGCATCAAGCGAACGTCGAACGCGACAAAGCATCAGATCTACAACATGATCAACCGGAAGACCGCACCCGTGAGGAAACGCATCAAGAAACGAAAACTGGACGACGAGTCCATTCGAAAACGACTCAAACGCATGTACGGGTCGAGGTTCATAAAAAAGTACAAGCCGAACCTGAACGCGGACGTTCAGCGCGTGAAGTGGGGCATGAAATCCTTGAAGAAAGACAGGTTAGGTCTTCCCTTCAAGTACACGGTGCTTAAACTAGAACGACGGTTGGTGAAGAAGTGGAAGAAGCAGAAGAGAATGAGATGATTCTATATTTACTATTCACATAACAGAATTGATATGCAGCCTCACACCGCCGCATATGAGTTCTCTATGACTATCTCATCCTCCGAGGTGGAGACCGCGAATAAACATGTCACCGCGCACCCAAATTGAAACGCGGCCCGACCCCACATGTGGAATATACAGAACGGGATGAACATCAAACCCGATCCGGTCCCGTGAAACGTCGGCTGAATTATGCTATACGGCCGATCCTTCAGGTGTAGCGAGATGTTTGTCGCGATGACGAGCACGAGGTTGATTACGTCTAAGACTTTCCGCAGGGCGTATACCAGAAGACACGCCGCTATGAAAAGCCCGATTCCCATCACTTTCACCGCGGGATGGTACCAGACATTGACGACGCGCTGGACTCGTACGATCCCGATCTCGGGGGGTCGTGGTGGTGGAGGCGGTGGCGGTACATCTTCGTTAAATGCCACCGAGACGCTTCCGTCCGGTTCCTCCACGACGGTGTGCCTCGCGTCGGTCATTTGCGTGGGAGATGGCGATGGCTCACTTAGGCTTTAACATTTCGATTGATCGTCTTGTTGGGTTCGGACAGTTGTTTCAGGTGGATGCCGTGGTACATGAAATTATAGTTCGGAAATGTCGCCTTGATCTTTTTCGAAATGGCGTTTCCTTGCTGCGAATACGGAATTCCGGTTTGCACGGCTTTTTGCTCGAGGCCGAGGAGGTGGTTCTCCATCACGACGAAATCTTTGAGTTTCTCAGCGCTCACACCGTTCTTACGCATCTTATCGTAAACGTCCTGCGAGTGGCCGTCGCTCAGGTGGAAGAAGTTAGAGACGGATGTCTGTTTTTCGTGCATGAGATACAGTACTATCACGAAAAAGAGGAAATAGAAGATCATACAAGTATACATTATTTATTTAGCGGCGGCGAGCGGCGATCCTGGAGGACCTACGAGGACCAACGGACTTCTGCTTGGGCGCGGACTTCTTCTTGGGCGCGGCCTTCTTCTTGGGCGCGGCCTTCTTCTTGGCCGCGGGCGCAAGTTTATAAAGAAATTCGGGCTTCTTCTTGGCCGCGGGCTTCTTCTTGGCCGCGGGTGCAAGTTTATAAAGAAATTCAGGCTTCTTCTTGGGCGCGGGCTTCTTCTTGGCCGCGGCCTTCTTCTTGGCCGCGGGCATCCCCCTGAGGATTACAGCCATGCGAGCCTTGATCTTCTTGTAGGCGGCGGTGCCCTTCTTGGGGATAAGAAGCTTGGGGCGGGCGACCTTCTTCCCCTTCATGTGTTTAATGTCTTTCTTAAGAATGTGCTTTCTGTCCGCGTCGCGGCGGCTGAACCCCTTCTTCTTCCTGTGTGTCGTGAAAGTACCGGAGGTACCATCAACCTTGAAATCGTGCATCTCCTTGAGAGCCTTCCTCCACGCGATGACCTTCGGGTTCTTCTGGAGAACCTGACCAGCGCAAACCCTGGACCTGTATTTGACACCGGCCGGGTGCTTGTCAGTGACCTTATTGTAGATTTTTACCCAGGGGTTTCCCTTGCAAGAAATTGCCATATTGTTTTTTTATACTATACCCTGAGATTTTTTCGCAGTTCACATGAGTTCCTGCATGCGCTTCTTGATCTTGTTGTAGGCCTTGGTACCCTTCTTGGGGATCAGACGCACCTTACCCTCCTTGGTGGTGAAATCGTGCTTTTCCTTGAGGGCCTGCCTCCAGGCCTTGACGGCGTCCATCTTCTGGAGCACCTTACCGGCCTTGCACCTGGATGCGAACACCATACCCTGGGGGTGCTTCGCAGTCTTGCGGGAGAGTACCTTTTTGACGCCGACTTTCTTACGGGTGACGACCTTGCAGACGGTCATGATGTTTTATACTCTCTATCCATATTTTATTTTTGCAGCGTCGTAGGAATCTTTTTTGACGTAAGTCAGCCTATCGGCGTTCGGTTGATGGAGCGGCATCTCGAATTCGGCCATAGATTTTCCCCAGCACATCGACATGGACCCGTCGAACACCACCGCCTTACACGAAGGGTTTGACGAACAATCGGCGAGACACTTTTCCTTCTCGCCTGGATCGTGGTGGTACAGATCCGCCGTGAAGTAATCGACATCTCGTATCAGTTTGAACGTCTCCTTTTTTGGTGCGGGTTCCTCCTCCACTTCGAAGGGGACCACTTCGAAGGGAACCGGTTCGACCGACGGAGCCGGATCCGACGCGACCGATGGCGGTGCTGGCATCATCTCCGGATCCGAGGCGACCGATGGCGGTGCTGGCATCATCTCCGGATCCGAGGCGACCGAAGGCTCCTCTGCATCGTCGACGACCGCCTGAGCCGGCACGACCATGACACTCGCGATCGACGAACATAGTATGGACACGTACAGACAGATCGATAGCACGAGGAACGCGATCATTACAATTTGCCTAGATTTTTAATCACTACTTATAATCGTTGCCCAAATGTGGAAACGCCCCTGACGACTTGACATTTTTACCATCGTATTTTCGGTTTGCGTGCCCCTTAGAACATTGGTTTTCACCATTCCAATGCGGAGCGCACCACCCCGTGTCGCCACAACACTTATTATCGTTCTTGCAGTACCCCGGACTCGGATCCGCCCTGCTCGCACAAAAATTGTTGGTCGATTTTGGAATGGCTTTAGGTTTCTTTGATATCCATTCGTCATCGATTCCGTACGTACTGTCATAAGTGCGTCGCCAGTACAGGCCGTTACCTGCATACTGGTTTAATTTGTTATCTTCATCAGATTTTACACCGCCTGGCGACGTTTCCATGCAACTCTTCCTCAACCACGGAGCATTGACGCACTGCTCGTCGGTAGCTGATCCATTATTTTTCGTGTACTCGCGGCACTTCCACTTTTCGGGATCAGGGTAACTCCTCTTAAATCTCCACACCGAAAACCCAGGGGAATTTGAGTTGATTTTCTTAGCACACGCGTCCGCGACCTTGTCGTATCGCGCGTTCCCCCACCCAAACTCACTGTTTGTCCCTGTATTATTTATAAAATCGTGGTCTTTGTATTCCCAACCACTTTTGTCTTTGCGAAGGAGGGATGGTTTACCCCGAAGGAAATAAACCCCGCGGTCGTTCTTTGCAGCCCAAATCTTCGATGGATCGTTCAGTTTCGCCACCTTCTTTGGAACGTCGCACTTACCCGTCTTGGGTTCGTCGTCGAACCCCGGTTGGCAATCGCACGTGTTATCGTTCAACTGACTGAACAGGATCTTTGAGTTCGGGTCACCCCCGCACTTCCACATCGGCGGTTCGGGGGGTGGACACGCTTGTGTGTTGCACGGTCGCGTTCTCGTGGGCGGACACGGTCTGCCACCGTTCTCGGGTGCGACCGTTTGCTCGAGGGTCATGTTCTGGGTCCCGCCGCCGCACACCTTCGAACACGGACCCCATTCGCTCCACACCCCTTCACAGTGGACCGGGGGACACTTCTGCGTGTTACACGCCTGCGTCTGCGTGGGGTTCGGGCACGCCTTACCCCCGCGCTCGGGTGCACGCGTTTTGGTGAACGTCCTCTCCTGGGTCCCTCCGTTACACGGCTTCGAACACTCGGTCCAGTTCGACCAAGTTCCTTCGCAATCGACCACAGCCTTACCCGCGACGCCGGGGTCCACCTTCTTCCACGTCTTGACGTCGGTCATCCCCGACATGGGTTTCGTCTCGCACGCGTCGGCGTTGTAGGTCCTGTACACGCCGTCTAAGAATACAGAGACGTACTTACACTCGTCGTCGGAGTTACAAATCTGGGCACTTTGTTTCAGGTAGTCACCGTAGAGACTATCGATGTTTTTGAAGCCACCTTGCGTGAAGGACGGCGCCTTACCGTCCCTTTTCGGGAGGTAGCCCTGTTTCAGCCACCCGCTGGTGTTACCGCTGCACGTCAGGTTCCTGGTACCGGTCTGTTCGTACCCGTGCGCGGGGTCTTGCATGTATGGATCGACCCAATTCTTCTTCTCCCATATCTTGACCCCTTCTTCCGGGTGCGTGTCGTCCATGCCTCGACAATCAGCCTGTTTGAAAGTCCGCCCGATAGATTTCCCGTGTTGTAACTCGACGTACTGACAGAACTGGTCCTTGTCGCACTTTTCGATCCCCCTTTCCAGCAATCTCTGGTACTTCCACGAGAGGACGTCGTTCGAGGCGACTTTTTCCTCGCCGTCACCGCGGAGGTACTCGTTGGTCAGGGCCTTGCCGTGGTTGTTACACTTTCGATTGGTCATCACGGGTCTGTACCCCTTGAACTCCGCGTTCTCATCGGTCAGTGGTGGAGGCGGGCACGCCTGTGTGTTACACTCTCGTGTCTTCTTGAGCGGGTTGGGACACGCCACGCCGCCGTGCTCGGGCGCTTGCGTCTGGGTGAAGGACATGAACTGGGTACCCCCTTCACACGGTTTCGTGCACGCACTCCATTCCGACCAGTCACCCTTACAGTCGATAGGCGGGCACGCCTGCGTGTTACACTCGCGCGTCTTCTTGAGTGGGTTGGGACACGCCATGCCGCCGTGCTCGGGCGCTTGCGTCCGGGTGAAGGACATGAACTGGGTACCCCCCTCGCACGGTTTCGTGCACGCACTCCATTCCGACCAGTCACCCTGACAGTCGATAGGTACCGGGGTCGGGGCCGCCGGGGCGGGGGCAGGGGCAGAGACCGCCGGGGCCGGGGCCGGGGCCGGGGCAGGGGCAGAGACCGCCGGGGCCGGGGCAGGGGCAGAGGCCGCCGGGGCAGGGGCCGATCCCGGTTCCGGCTCGCGCGCCCTCTCAACTTCTTCCGCCCAGAAAGAGGAATTGGTGGTCTTCTTCTCAGGTTGGGGTTCGGG